GCTGGTATACCTGTTGTGTCTGTTCCCGAAAGGTTGACATCTGCTAAGAGAGATGATCTCTACGAGAACAACATTAACCCAATTGCTAAGTTCCCAGCGGAAGGCATTGTAATCTTCGGACAGAAGACGCTACAACAGACTTCATCTGCCTTGGATAGAATCAATGTTCGCAGATTGATGATTTATGTCAAGAAAGAAATTTCTAGAATTGCAGCAACGATACTGTTCGATCAGAACAATAGTATAACATGGGGTAGGTTCACCGGTGAAGTCGAGCCATTCCTTGGCGACATCAAAGCTCGCTACGGATTGACGGACTTTAAGGTAATTCTCGACACCACTACAACTACTGATGACTTGATTGATAGAAATATCATGTACGCTAAGATTTATCTCAAGCCTGCAAGAGCAATCGAATATATCGCTATTGATTTCATCATCACTAGGACGGGCGCATCTTTCGCAGACTGATAAGATAAATGAGGGGCTTTTTGCTCCTCGCCACTAATTAATATAAAGATACTTTAAAAAGATAGGAGAAATCAAAAAATGGCATTTTGGACACAAGGCGGAGCACCCGGCACAGCCGATCCTAAAAGGCAATATAGGTTTATCGCGGAATTTAGTGGCTTAGGTGACTGCTCATGGATGGTAAAAAACATTGATAAGCCAAGCGTTACGCTGACTGAAGCTTCACATGAATATCTAAATCATACATTTTACTATCCCGGCCGTGTGTCGTGGAACTCAATATCCGTGACACTTGTCGACCCAGTTAGTCCAGACGCCGCCGCCACCATGATGAAGGCAATTAATGATGCTGGATACTCTCCACCGGTGGACTCTAAAGATCTTGGTACGGTATCAAAAAGCAGCGCTGTTTCCACGCTTGGCACAGTAGTTATAAAACAACTCGCCGGCGGCCCAAATATTGGCGACGGCAGTTCGGGCGAGGACGATATTGTTGAGGAATGGAAGCTTAAAAACGCTTGGATAAAGAGTGTTACTCTATCCGGATTAGATTATTCTGGTGATTCCCTGTCTGAAGTGACGCTTGAGCTAAGATATGACTTTGCTAGCCTCACGAAGCACGGGAAAAGTGTAGATGGCACCCTTAACAAAAACACCGGCATTTGGGATGTTAGCTAGCAACAATTTATTTTCAAAAACAAAATTAGAGGTGAAAATTGAGAAATAACGAAGATCGTCTGGGGACGAAGAGCATCGATGGTGATGCACCCCCTCAGACAAGAGAAGTCCAATCAGGAGCTTCTTTCTCTTTCTCTACCCCAACAGAGTTCGTGGAGTTGCCTTCCCAGGGAAGATACTATCCAGAAAAACATCCGCTCTATGGGAAGGAAGAGGTTGAAATCCGCCATATGACGGCGAAAGATGAAGACATCTTGACATCAGAGACTCTCATTAAGAAAGGAATTGCTGTGGATAGGCTCTTGCAGAATGTCCTTGTTGATAAGACAATTGATGCTGCTGATATGCTTGTAGGCGACAAAAATGCACTTGTTGTCGCCACGAGGATTACTGGATATGGCCCAGAATATAACACTCAAGTGAAATGCCCCTCTTGCTTTAAGACTGTTGCGTACTCATTTGATTTGGATCTTGGCAAAACTTATAGCGCTAACGAAGAAGACATGCGAGAGCATGAAATGACAATGCTGTCGACAGGTATATTTGAGATGAAAGTCCCAATGTCAAAAGTTATGGTTGGCGTTCGTCTTATGACTGGTAGGGATGAAGATTATCTGCTTAAATTGTCACAAAGCAAGAAAAAGAAAAGACTTCCAGAGACGCCATTAACTGATCAACTTCGAAGAATGATAGTTTCTGTTAACGGTGATGATTCCGGTGATGCTATAAATGATTTTGTTAATAACATGCCGGCACGAGATTCGAGATATTTGAGGGCAAAATATTATAAAGTTGTTCCCGATATCGACTTGGCACAAGAGTTCACCTGTGCTTCCTGCGGACATGCGCAAGAACTGGAGGTTCCATTTACTGTGGACTTTTTTTGGCCTAGACAATAGTTACATTGCTAGCGTATACGAAGAATTTTTCATATTAAAATATTATGGCGGATGGAGCTTTTCAGAGGCATATAATCTTCCAATTCAGATCCGCAGGTGGTTTTTGGATCGATTGCTTAAGCAGAAAAGTGATGAAAATAAAGCGACAGAGGATGCAATGAATAAAGCCTCTGGTGGCCAACGCTATTAAGAAAGCCCAGTGACACTTGGGCTTTATTTCTATCTGCTCACTATTTATATTTATAAGAGAGGGCTATTTTATGCATCTAAAAGAAGACAAATTAGTAGAAATTGTTATCGACATTGAAGAGTATAAGAAAAACCGGCTTGATGAGAGTTGGTTGGCCATGTTTGGGCATCAAGTTAAATCAGTCCTGCACGCGATGTTTGGAAACACTTCATTTCCCGTGTCAATCAAGGGGAGCCAAAGAGAGGTTGGCGCTTTTGCTAGTGCAATTGGGAAAGAAAAGAAATATATCGATGCTGCCAAGAAATACGGCTTAGACGACCCGAGAACATTTAGGGACAAAGCTAAACTTAAGAAGGCAACTAACGCTTTTGAGAGAATAACCGGCATTAAATGGCCTTTTAAGTAGGGGGGTTAAGAAATGGCACCAGGCGCAGGCGGTAGCGGAGGCGGTAGTGGGGGTGGCGGACCAACACTAGATGCTTCCGAAACAAGAAGAAGAAAAAGAGCACTAGAAGAATATGCAGAGGTAATGCATGAGCTTGGCGCCGAAGGCGTTAGGCTCAAGGATGTTCTTGGTGACGCCGGCGTCAATATGCAGAGGTTTTCTGCCCTTTCGGCTGAATCTAGAGAAAATCTGATTAGACTTAGGCATGCGCAGTTGGAACTTGCTAGGGCACACGGAGCTACCGGCGAGCAGATTAAAACGCTACAGGATGGCTTAAGGCTTTTAAATAGAGCCACCAGCGAATATATCGATTATGCTGGGTTGATGAACGATAAGATTAGAGGCATGATGGGCATAACGAATGCTTGGTCGAGCAATATGCATGGCATCATGGCAGCCTCGTTGAGCAGCGGAAAAAGCTGGAAAGAGCTTGTGCATGAAATAGCCGACGAGACAGATGATGCCAAGAAAAAGGCAAATCGTTGGGGCTCCATGACTATGAAAGCAACTGAGATGGTTAATAGTGGCTTTTATGCCATTCTTAAGCAGACTATGAGCTTGGTCAATGCGATTGATGCTGCAACGGTGTCATTTAGGCGTTCAACGGGAGCGTCACAGGAGCTTGTGGACGCTATACCAGCATTAGAAAGTAAGTTCTATACTCTAGGCTTGAGTGCGGAAGATGCGGCAAATGTTATGGGCTCTCTTTATAGCTCAATGTCTGGTTTTACGAGATTGGGACCATCTGCCCAGAGGGCAGTTAGAGAAACTACAGCAGTACTGGAAACTTTGGGCATTGAATCCGCCTCTTCTGCGCAGAGCATGGAAATATTGAATAGAAGTATGGGCTATTCTGGCTCCCAAGCTGCAAATATTACCCAACAATTGTTTGGCTTGGCACAACAGCTAAATATATCAACAACTCAGATGATGGATGACTTTACACGACTGGGCCCACAACTAGTTGTGCACGGCAAGAGGGCGGTTAATGTATTCGTGCAACTTGAGGCGTCGGCAAAGCAATCCGGAATCGCGATTGACAGGCTACTATCAATTGCAAGCAATTTTGACACATTCAAGGGAGCCGCGGAAAATGTTGGACACCTTAATGCTGTGCTCGGTGGCCCATATTTAAGTGTTATGAAGATGGTGCAACAAACAGATCCATCAGAAAGAATGAAGATGCTAGCGCAAGCAACTCGCCAAGCCGGCATGAGTTTTGATCAAATGTCCTATTATCAAAGAAAGGCAATTGCAGAAGCCGCGGGACTTCAAGATGTTAATGAGTTGGCTCTTGTTATGAAGAGCCGATTTGATTTGGTTGGCGGCTCTGTCAAAATGAACGCAAATGAAATAGAAAAACTAGCAGAAGAGAATAAGAAATATAAAACAGTACAACAAGAATTACAACAAGTGATGCGATCTCTTGCCGGTCCTGTTACAGAAGTCCTTAAGAATGTTAGATGGTTGCTTCAAGTGATGCAAGATAATATACCTATAGTTAAAGCCATGGCAGTAACGATTCTCGGACTTAAAGCCGCCATGGTGAGTTTGCAAGTAGCAGCCTGGGCGGCACAAGCGGGAATGACAGGGTTGGCAGCTACGCTGGGGCCTCTGTCTCTATTGATTGGTGTTGCCGTTGCTGCAATGGGAGCCTGGGGGTACGCTACTATGCACGAGACGCACTCTCCGCCTTTGTATGGCAAAAACGGTGGCATATCCATGGCATCACAACAAAATTACCAGTTGGCATCTTCTTTTGGCCAAATCGCCAAATACGCCGGGCATGCAAGTCCGCAACTTTCAGCGCTGGGCAAAGAGCTTAATGCCATGCCTGATTCTAAAATGATACACATTAAGAAGGTGTTTGACGCAGAAGCAGGAGTGCTTGATGCATCACAGGGCGCTCAAATAACAGCGCATACGGTTCGTTTACTGGGCGCCGCGACTGGGGCTCAAGCAAGCGGCCGCCCAATCATGAACCATATGGATCTGACGACAACTTTGGACGGAAATGTCATAGCGCACACTGTTGCTAAAAAGTTATCAGATAGCAGGAACAGTTAACTAGGAGGAAGAAAGTATGGCAGAAGGAGATGAAAATATAGTTTCAGAAGAAGTGCCTCTAGGCGAGGATGACGCCACAACCACGGCGCCTGTTTCTTTTGATTTCTCAAATAATATATTTTCTGGAGAGCAAAAAATTGTCTTTCACCATAAGTGGTCTTCAACTTCTGTTGAATTTAAGGCATTTGATCTTTCTTATTCGGAGTCAATAACCAATGATTGGGAGGAGGTGGTTCTGCCGAGAAGGATAAACAGATCCTATACTTGGTCCGGAGTTATTCGAAGCATTCAGCTTGGCTGGTCTATGCCGGCATTTGATATAGCCGAAGCAAAACTAAACCTTGCAAAATGCTCAAGACTGGTAAGAATGATGTATCCCATGACAGATACCACAAGCCAAATAACGGGTGCAAACCCAGTTTGGCATCTTGGAATTATGAACTGGGTCCACTCATCTAAGAGCGCTTGGGCTTCATCGGAATCTCCAGAGACTCTGCTCGCTGGTTTTCCTAGTAGCTTTACTTGGGATATAATCCCGGAGGAAGGCTTTTTGTATGAAGGCCCGGCAGCTTACCCAAAAAGCCTTAAGGCTAGCATGGGATATACAGTTCTCTTGGACGATTCGCTAAATTTTGGATGGAGCGACGAAGGCCAGTGGTCATCCGGCCCTGTAAGTTTTCCATGGTCAAGCGATGAAGGCTCTTATAAGTAGATAAATGGGGA